TTTCTTTTTACGTATTGTTTTCTCATCATCTAATTCTTCGTCAATCCCAAATGAATCTTCTAATAAAAATCCTCTTTCTTCTGGTGATAAATGAGATTTTGTTTGCTTGTAATATTCGTCTAATACGTCAGAGTCGTCCATTTTTTCAACGTCCCTATTTAATTGTACATAGTCGTTTAAATCACCACCAGTTTCGTCCATAAATTCTATTAACTTCTGTATATTTTCTGGCAATGGTTTTCCGGTAGTTTCCATGTTTTCAATTGCTTCTTTAGCAACTTCTTTTATTTCTTCTACTTTTTCTTCTTGTGTAATTTCTTCCATTACTGGAATTTCTTCTACAACTTCTTGTTCTTTAGTTTCTGGAACTTCAACCTTTGGTATTTCAGTTTTTAATTCTTCAACTACGTTTTCTTTTTCTTCAACAACCTCTTCTTTTGTTGGAGGCGGTTTGCTTAAATCTATTTTTACAATTCCATCATCTTTAATTTTTTTCTTAGATGTGAATTTACCTTTTTCATCTCTTGGTTGTTCTTTTTTTTCAACAACCTTTTCAGTTGTTTTTTCAACAACTTCTTTGTTTTTTTCTTCCATAATAAAATTTTATAAAATATTAAAAATTAGAGACCGAATTTTCTCATACTCGCATCTCCACTAAGTATATCATTACCTGATGATTCGAATTTTTTATCAGTATCACCCTGTTTTCTTTGTTCAATCATATTCATCTGATGACTAGCTTGTCTATCAACTCTCATATCTTTTCTATCTTCTCTTTTATTTTCTTTTTCTTCGTCTGTTTCTTTTTTCATTCCTTCTAATTGAGAATTTAATTCAAATTCATATTGCATTAATTCTTTTTTAGCTTGAACTTCTGCTTGTAAAAATTGTATTTGTAGTTGATTTTTAGTTTGCTCTAATTGAGCTTCAGCTTGTGTTTTAGATTGATGTTTTTGCGCTTCAGCTTGAGCTGCCGCTTGCTGTTGTTGAGCATTAGCTTGGGCCTGTGCCGCCATATTTTGCTGTTGCATTTGCTGATCTCTTTGAGCCTTTGCTTTTCTTTTAACTTTTAATAATTGATTAGCAAGTTTAACATTTCTTACATTACGCAAATCTATTGCGTCATCTAAATCAATTGATTGCTGCGCTATAGCTGCTTGTATATTATTTTCAAGTAAAGCTTTTTCTTCTTCATCTGGTAATAATTCTATAAATATTCCAAAATCATGAAGATGCAATTCTGCCATTTCTTCAAGCGTTGCTACATTATGAGCGCCTATAGCTTGTATAAAAGCTTCTTTTGTAGGTGAGTATTCTATAATATCAGATATTCTTAAAGATAAGCATTCAGCAACTTCAGCGGTTACAAATAACATAGATTGTAATATATGCCTTGTTGCTGTATTAGAATTAGCAGCCGCTAATTTTTGCACACCAACTAAAGCATTTTTATCTGGAGTAGCAGCGTCTCTAGCTTCATTTAATCCTGTCGTATCTCTTATCATTTGTAAGTAGTAATTATAAGTTTGAATTAAACTTTGTATTTTACCACCGTTTACCCCATTGTTTATTTGTTGTATAGGTACTTTACCTGGATTTTGATCTCCATCTCCAGTAAAACTTCTACCAACAACACTACCAGTTTGGAAAAACATATTTAAAGCTTCTTGCGGATTATAATTTGTGCCATTACCAAGATCAACCTCTGCTAATCCATCAACGTCAAGATAAACACCATCTGGCACCATTCTAGACATTACCTGCTGTAACTTTAAATGAGTTAGTTGAATCATATCAGCAAAACCAGTAATTCTACTAACAATTGATTCAATTCTACCTTGATACATTCTAGGCGCGACTACTTGGTAATTCATTTTAACGCTACCAAAATCAGAATCTGAACGCATCATATTATCAGCTATTTTCCATTTTAATAATCTATCCGCACCTATTAAATAAACACCCTCATATAAAACTTCTACAGCTTTTTCTAGTTTACCAAAATCACCGTCCATACTTTCTACAGGAGGATTAAATGTATCATCTTTTTCAATTACCTTTTCAGCACCGCTACCTAATTTTTTTAATTTATATACGTTATTCATATGAGTTTTGTAATTAAAATACAAAACTTCTACTTGATTTTTATCTAACTCTCTTCTATAGTGAGAATGTCTATAAGATGTATATCCAGAGTTTTCTACTATTTCTTTTATTTCTTCCTCTGTTAAGTCAGGAAATTCTTTTACTAACTCATTTATAGGCACAATTTTTACTTCGCCTATATAATAAATATCATCAAAATATGGCGATTCTGTATGAGAATAAATTAAATTAGCCGGGTCAACATATTTTATTTTAACTCCGTCAACAAAATCAAAAGTTGTTTTTGTAGCACCTATACCTAATACTGTTAAATCATACAAAACTCTTCTTCTAATTAAATCATAATCACTGTTATCCATTAAGACATTGATAGCTTGCTCTTCAGCTAACTCAACAGCTTGCTTGTAATTAAGTTGCATATGAAGTGCTAGTTCTTCTTCTGAGTCAGGAAGAGATTCTGGTGGGTTTTCTGATATATCTATACCAAATTGCTCTTGAACTAAGTTAGTATATTCTTTTGCTCTCATATCACGAAGTATTGACTCCATATACTCGGTTCTTTTACTTATACCATACTGATCTTGTGAATATGCATTTATTTCGTAGTTTCTTTGTGACATTCCATTAACAACTATGTCTACAAATTTAGGAATAATTGGAACGGGCTTCCAGTCTAAATTTAAATAAGATAAGTCGCCATTAATAGATAATTCATTTTTATATTTTTGTATAGATTGTTCTCCTCTAGCATATAACCTTAATTGGTGAAAATTATTTATATTTCCATCAAACTTAGAAGTGGCCCCGTTAAACCACTCTTGTCTTATAGCTTTAGCTACATCTAATCCATATTTTTCAGATAGTTTTTCTAAATCACTTACTGCTTGTGATGGAAAATTTACATGAGATTGAATCATACTTTGTCTGTTATTATTTTAGATTGAAATCCTTTGTTATTATATTTGTGTATACTAATGTTCACTGGCTGTCTTTCTAGTTTTGGATTTGGTCGGTATAAATGCCTATTACAAGCCATTATTGCTAAACCAGAACTAATTGAAGCATCGTGCTTTGTTCTTTTATTTATATCAAATTTAGACCAATCGTTTAATGTTTCATTAAAATACATAGCGCCATAAGTGCCATCTTGTAGTAAACCAACGTGGTCATTAATATACATCTCAATAGCAGCTGCGTGAGCTTGTTTTATATCCTCACTTGAGTTAGGTATTCCACCAACTTCTTTTTCTGCCACTGATAATTTGTTCCAAACCTTGTCTGGTCTATTTATGCTAAATTTTCTATAACCTCTTCTTCTCAAATAATACAATAATCTAGGTTTATTATTTTCTGCTAATAATGGCATTCCATAAAATACTAATGCCATTAAAACGTCTTCAAAAAATATATCAGCTGTTTGCGGTCTTGCTATATATTCTAAAAAAAAAGTATTAGCTGGAGCGTCTTCCATTGAAAATTTAGTTAATCCATGCAAAGCCCCTTTCGACCCAGTGCCATCTACCGTTCCAGATATATCATACGAGTCACAACCAAACGCTCCCATATGTTCATTACCTGGGTATTTTACGCCATTTTTTAGTATAACGTTATTTTGTGAATTACTATTAGGTATCCAACTTACTTTAAATCTACCATTAGGATCAGCATTAAAAACAACTTGAGTATCTTTGATCCCATTTACCCATTGAAAATTACCAGTTGTTAATACAGAAGAATTTTTATTTCCTTCGTTGTAATCTATTTGTTCATATATTTTTACTAGATTAAATAGACTATTTCTAGTCTCATCCCTAAACGCATGTTCTTCAGTTCTAGGAAACTGTCGATAAAATTCATTTAAAGCATCTTGATCGTCTCTTAATCCTTCGGCTTCATTTTCCCAATTGTCTATTACACCTTGATCTATTTCTAGTCCATGCGGATCATATTTTTCTTCTTCAGGATTATTAAAAACTGGTTGTCCATATTCATCGATAAACCCCTCGTAATTCCACTCCATTGGTATAAATAAAGAATAAAGCCCTGATTTAGTTTGACCATTTCTATTTCTTTTTGTTACATCAGAATTATTATATAAATTCTTAAAGTTATCACCTCCCTTGTCTAACGCATTGGAAGTACTACCCATCATACACTTACCAACTATTCTACTACCTAATCTTAAGCAAGTTTTTGTAACTCTCCAGTTATTTTTTATATTATCAGGTCTCTCCCATTTACCACTTTCGTCATGTACTAATAGATTTAGCTTTTCACCGTCGTAGCTATTGTCACCTGTATTCTTCCAGTCAATAGTTGTATCAAGGCCCTCCATATCATCTTGATCTTCTCGCTCCCTCATTTTTTTACGAGTAAACTTTTTTGCAGGCACCCTATAAGCGAGCTCGGACTTTGGTCGGTCCATACCGTCTTGTATTGGTTTGAAGAAGAAGGGGTAATTAAGACTTATAGGTACTACTTTATCTGTAAACATCTTTTTTGCATCAGCGCCAGTCTTAGAAAGTATCCCAAATCTACTATCACTAGCTAATGTAGCTAAATTAACAGTTTCAGCTGAACTCATAAAGGAAAAACCAGAACGTCTATTTTTTAAATAACACATTCCGTAACTTCTTTTATCTGCCTTGCAAGCTTCCCAAAATATAAAGAATAATCTATTAGCCTCTCTAAAATCAGGAGCGCCAACATCAATTTTACTCCACTGTAAATACATATAATGTGTACCAGTTAAATAAGTTGGTTTACCATTATTCATAAACCAAAATCCTTCTTCTCTTCTTCTAAATTCTTCATCTATATATCCATAATGCTTTTCTTTAAAATCATCTGGATAATTTTGCCAATCAAATACAGTTTTAATTCTTTTAAAATCTGGATTAAACGGAAATTTTTTCCACTTTTGTTTTTTTTGATTATTACTACAAGAATACACTTTAGTTGGCTGTTTTGGCAATGCTATTCGCAAACCTTGTATTTCAAGTATATCACCAATTTGACCGCTCTTGCTAATAATAATAATATCATTTTCTTTATTATAGCCGTATTCCCATTTTTTAGACTTATTCAATCTTTTAATGGTGTTATCTCTTATAGGCTTTATAACCTTATATAATGTTTGTTTATACATTATTTAGATCTTCCTTCTGCAAATCCTTTAAACTCTATCTTCTTTTTAATATCTTTTCCAACAGGCTTATCGTTAAGCATGCTTTCTTCCTCGTGGATTCTATTTAATATTTCAAACGCATCAAATATAGCTAACTTTTTTGTAGCAGCTGCATTTTTTAATCTATCAGCAGATATGTCATCGTCAGAATCTACAATAGCCTCTTTGGCTACTTTAATTAATTCTTCAACTGCTTTTTGTCCAGCTTGGATTATATTCTTCTTCGTTTCCTTGATATTCATATTTAATTGTAATAAATTTATTCATAACTCTATATAATCTTTCTTCGTTAACAATGAATTCGTATTCACTACTAGGTGTAAATCCTACTAACTCTTTTTTATTATAAGAACCATCAGAATATTTTACTATACCAATTAATGGTCTTTCAGATTCTTGATTAAACTTATCTATAGCTTTTAATGGTTTTACAAAACTATAGCCGGGCATAGCTTTCCAATCTTTAGATTTATAAAGAAAAATTTGATCTTCAGATATAAAATATTTATTTTCTTTCCAATAAGATCTACTGTTTTTCTCTCTACCTTTTACATCATGCCATCTTCTAAATATATTATGATGTACTATTACTTCATCACCTACTTTTAAAGGTGATTGAAATAATAGTGGAGTAGCGATTATTTTTGCTAATCTATTTACATACTGATGATTATATACCTCTGTATTAAGTATTAGTTCTTTGTCGTCGACTCGTATATTGTTATTATACCTATCACCAATAGGGCTAATAATATAATCTTTGTAAGCATCATTCATTAATATTCTAAGTTATACTCGATTGATATAGCCATATTTTTATTAAAATCTTTCCAAGGTATTACTACGTTGTCTTTTCTAATATAAATACAGTACTTATCTTCTTCTTCTATTATATCACAAATTTTATGACCGCCGTAGACCTCCTGTCCTACAGCGTAGTGCATGGCATCGTTTTTATAATCTTTACCTATAGTAATTTTTCTGATTATATTATTTTTCATTTTCTTTTTTATTAATAGTACCATCTGTAACATTAATATCAAAAGTACCATATTCCTTAGAAAGTTTATCTTGCATTTCTATAATTTTTTTTTGAGTTAATCCTAACTCGTGTAATAGTGTATGCTTTTGACCTTCTAATTGTCCAATTTTAAATTGGATATTATTTGTCATATTTAATATCTCTTGTAACTCTTTTAAGTGTTCATCAGATATTTTGTCAACCTTAGGTTTAAGATCAACCATTTTTTCTTTTTTCATATTTAATTTAATTTAATTTATTAATTTTTTAAGGGCAAGCTGTAACTCTTGTAATCGCCCCATCACGTAGTTCTATGTTTATAGCAGTCCTAGTATCGCTAGCATGGTGTATTTTATAATGTCCGTTTGCTAAATTAAATTTATTATTAAGCCTCTTTCTTGAATAGATTTTATCACTTGTCGTTGGTAAGTTGCTACTACCATCATGATAGTACTCAACGTCTCCTAATGATAAAGCGCACGCACTAGTACCTTGTACTGCTGTGCCGTATACTAATGTATAGTCTTTTGCAAGTATAACTTCTTTACGTCTTTGTACTAGTATAGGCTTGTTTTTACCTCTAGCTTGACCCATACTGAAACTATTACCTAACGCCATTATGCCGGACCGTAATAAACGATTACACCATGCGTGTTAGTATCATCACTACCAGCGAGATCAACTAACTGAAGACTTGTCCATCTACCATATATTGTCAACCCTGCTGGAAACTCTACTGTATTAGCTATAGGAGCTGAAGTCACAGCGTCACCATCATTATCCTCACCATTTGCTAAAAATTGAGTCCCAGTTCCTATATAAGATACTCCGTCATCTACTGAAGCACTTCCAGATCCTATAAACTTAGGATCAGCAATTAACTTAGTAAACTTCATGGCTTCTAACATTGTTATAGCTACTATTACTTTTCCAGTTGGAGCGAATAGTTCTACGTTAGTGGCTTTTATATGACCACTACCCATTTGTCCGAAGTTATAAGCAACTCCTTGTGAATTTATTCCCATAATTATTTATTGTTATTTTGTTGTTCATTTTTTTTAGACGATCCGCCGAAAAAGAAATCGACCACCGTGTTGACTTTAGCACTCATAGCCCCGAATATAGTTGAAATAAAACTTATTTCAAATTCACCTAGTTCTAAATCTCTCATTACGAAAAATTTAAACATCATGAAACTTAATCCAAAGTATGCTGCTGTAAATAATGTTGCAAGGATCTTTTGAATGAGCGCATCGTCTTTGTACATATCACGAGCGCTTTTTCTATCCTCGACCTCTTGTTTAAAAGCTTCTGTTTCGGCATCGAGTAATAACCGTCTAAGAGCGAGTTTCGCTTCATCTCTTTCTTTGTCTGTTGTAATAACTTTATCAAGTATTCCTTCTGCATTGTCTACTACTTTGCCGAATAAGCCACCTATAAATTTTCCTATCATCGTTTATTATCTTTTATCATATCATCGATAGACTTATTCATTACCTTATCGGTGTATGATTTATTATTAAAAAACACATTTGATTCTGAAGTAGGTATATCTTCTTCCCCTAAAAGTATACGATATATTCTACTTATCAAGTGTGAGCACTTGAAGGAGGTTTTGAATACAGAGTATTTGATGGTTGTTCTGTTTCTGTGTCTCCATGTTTCTATCCAACCATTCCTCCTTAATTTTTCCCAACGGTTCTTATCCCAACTCATGGTATATGTTCCGTCGATAAATTCATTTCTTGTAAAACGCCCCTTGCAGTCTAAGTAAATTAGTAATTCAAGATCAGCGTCTGTTAACCCGTAAGTCTTACAGGCCCATTTTCTAACGAGCCTGTAATACTTAAAGATTTGTAAATCACGAATATCGTGACTTGTTATTCTCATTTATGAGTCTAGTGTAATCACTATATCAAAACCTGAATCACCAGTGATGTCTTTTATTTGACCAGCATAAATGCTTTCGTCAGCGTCAATCACGGTATATGTTTGACCGGCTTTGTGAGGTGAAGCGTTAGCTAATTCACACATAGTTTCGGCTATTAATTTAGCTCTATGATAAGAGTCAGCCGTTGCATGAGTATCAGCGTGTGTGACAGTGATTAAATCACCACCGCCACCACCTCCATCTACGTCACCCTTTCCAGATCTAAAATAAATCCCAGTAGTTGTAGCAGAGATAGGTTCCACACCTATGAACCTTGATGCTGGCCATAATCCAGCTTGAGCAGTACCATCAGCAGCACCACCACCGCCATCTATTCCAGCGAAATATAAATAATGTTCCATTTTTAAATATTTTATAAAGTTAATAGTTATGATATAGTAACATCTGTTACTAAACCTCCGAATTCGTCATGAGCACCTAATGCTGTTTGACTGTTAGCTACATTGTAGTCAGCTACTACTATCATTTTACCACCACCACGGGGATATGACCCCATAATTCTAGCAAATGCCTCCATAACATCTTTCTGATTTCCATTTGTACATGAAAGAGTTACAGTTTCTCTAGCAGCCTCATTGCCTTCAATGTCTTTAAAATATAGCACAACACCTCCACTTGCTGGATCAGCATGTAAAAACGCGTCTTGGGCTACCATTAAAGCATCTTGACTTTCTTCAACGTCCGCTTCCGCGAACCATAAAAAATTTCTTGCCATTTTATTTTTTTTTAATGATTAATAATTAATTTATGATTTTCTGTTTCTTGTTTATGGTTTATAGTTTACGTATAATCTACTTTAATAGTAATTACACGTTTTTAGTAAATAGTAATTATTCTACTATAACTATATCTCTAGCACGAATAACTCGATACATAGTATCATTATAAGCTATATCGTGACCAGCAACAGCATCATAGTATACACTATCACCTTTTTTAACAATAGGAACATCATTTCCTACTGAAACTATATTAGCTTTTCTATATCTGTTTGTTTCATCTGTTTCATCAGTTAATATAAGTCCACCAACTTTCTTTGGTCCCTCTTTTATTATATCAACTATTACATAATCGTTAACTGCTTGCATTTGGTATACGTATATTTGAAATTACACAATCTGCTGACATAATAGTTAAAGCTACACTTACAGCGTTTTTAAGTGCAGATTTAGTTACAAGCACTGGATCAATAATGCCAGATTTAACCATATTAACCTCTTTGCTAGTAGTGACATCAACACCCAAACCTTTTATTGGCCTTGGTCCTACTTGTTCTAACCCAGCGTTGCTAAGTATAGTTTTAAAAGGTGATGATAGCGATTTAAGTAATACTTGACCAGCCCTATCAGCTGATACTTCTTGACTAGCATTTAATAAAGCTACTCCACCTCCTGGTACAATGCCCTCTTGTAGTGCAGCTTTTGTAGCATATATAGCATCTTCTACTCTATCTTTTTTCTCCTTAAGTTCAACCTTAGAATTTGCTCCAACTTTAATTACGCCTACGCTACCTGATAACATAGCTAATCTATCTTCTAATTTCTTTTTAATAAAACCATTTTGTTCTTCAGCTAAATACTTATTTAGTTCATTTATTCTATCTTCAATACCATGTGTCATACCTTCTAACGTTAAAACCGTATTTTTATCATCTGTTACTGCGAATTCGGCTTCACCTAAATGCTCAGGCTTCATAAGATCTAAATCGTCACCAAGTTCTTCATTAAGCACTGTTGCTCCAGTTAATATAGCTAAATCTTCAGTAGCATCTTTTTTGGTAGGACCAAAGCCTGGTAAATCAATAATATTAACTTTAATATTACCTTTCACTTTATTCATTAAAAGCGCCGACTTTACTTGTTGTGCCACTGGAGCTACTATAAGTAAAGATCGGTTGTTCTTTATAACATATTCTAATATATTTTGTATTTTTCTAACGTTAGGTATTTCAGAAGAACAAATAAACACTAAAGGTTTATCAAGTTCACATAATTGTTTTTCTGTATTAGTAACAAAGTGTGGTGATGTTAGTTTACAATCTATTTTTACTCCGTCTACAACATCAACATATGTGTCTTCAGATTCGCTTTCTTCCATAAGTACAACTCCATTTTTACCAACTTTTTCGTAGGCTTCTGCTATAATAGAACCAAGTTTAGTATCATTATTACATGATATTGCACTAACGGACTTTAACATGTCATCTTTAACGTCTATAGCCTTTTCATTTAAATAGCTAATGACATCTTGCAATGTTTTGTTAATCCCATCTTTAATTTCTCTGATTGTTAGATCTTCTGCGACCGCAGCATCTATTTGTTTGATTATTGCCTCAGCTAAAACAGTGGCGGTTGTAGTACCATCTCCAGCTTCTTTAACTGTGTTTCGAGCTGCTTCTTTAATTAAAGTCGCTCCCATGTTTTCAACCGGATCATATAAGACTACGCTTTCCGCTACGGTTACACCATCTTTTGTTATGACCGGTTTGCCCCTCGCATCTTCATATATAACGCACTTTCCAGAAGCGCCTAATGTAGATTTAACAGCTTGGGCTAATTTATTTACGCCAGTGATTATCTTATCTTTAGCATCTTTACCAAAATTAAGATCTTTCACCAACTCACTAGGTAAGTTGTATTCCATAATTTAATTTAATTTAATTGTATTGTTTATTATATTTATACAGTATCTTGCGCTTGACCAGCCATAGAGTCTTCTATACCAGTTTCATCTTCGCCAACTAACGCAGCGTGTATTTCATTTATTTTTTGTTCAGTATTTTCTTCACCACTAGCTGCCATTACGTTTTGTGTAGCAATATTACCTGGGTTTTGGTTTTTGTTTTTCTTTTTTCTAAATTTGTCAATCGCGCCACCTATTAATCCTCCTATAAGAGGTAAAGGTGAATTACCTGATCGTAATGTAAAAGGTGCTACGCCTCTACTTGATTTAGTTCTTGCCATAGTTATAATTTATTTATCTTCTGCCGCGATAGCTTCCGCTTCCCACGGGTGATTAGGATGCCCCTCAGGCCACTTACCGTTAGGTCCATCAATTATAGGTTCCCCATTTTCTTCTCTACGCATGTAGATATTACCTTCCCACATGACCCATCCGTCTCCGTAAGCAGCCCTTTCGTCTGCCATTTGGTCAAGATGAGCTTGTTCGTGTTTCATTACTCTTATAAAACTAGGATCGTTTTGATCTACATTAGGAGCCACGTCTATACTTCCGTCCATGTTCGCTCTAGCTAATACTCCTTCTCCTATATCAGGATCAACATTTATTCCACCCTTTCTGTTAGAACTTAGTTTAACGTTTTCAGAGGATTTAATATCCCTTCTTTCATCACCTAATTTGAAAGGCATACCTATGGCATTGGGATATTAGGGTTGTCTTTAAGCCACTTAGTCTGCTCATCAATTTTTCTCTTTTGTTCTCGCTTAGTTTTATTTATATTTTTCTTTCTAGTTCTTTCTTCTTCTCTTTTCTTCTTTCTCTCTTCTCTTTCTTTTTGTCTTTGTTCTTTTTCTTCTCCTCTTCTTGTAATATTTTCTATTCTTCGTTTGTACCTAGGTTTTTTTTCTGGCTTTTCATTGCCTTTGCCTTCACCCGTGTTAGTTCTAGGAGGAAGAGTTGTAATGTTAGATTTAGGTTCATCCGTTGTGATGCTACTAATTTCTTTTTTCTCTATATTTATAGGTTCATTCTTTGTGTGTACCTTAGAACTTTCATAAGCCGCATTAATTTTATCTTGGATCATATCATACTCATCACTATCTTTGTCTACATTTCTTGCCTGCTTAATTAAATTATCTAATTCAGGGTTGTTTTTCTTAGCCTGCTCATAAGATACCCTCTTATTTGGTGATGAAGTTTTAGTGAATGCACTCCACCCGTTCATTTTGAATGCCATAGTTATTTATTTAAAAGTTTTTACGACCTTAGGGCCTTTTATATATTCTAATTTTTTAGTAAAATGTTCTACACTGCCGTTTATTGCAGCTTCTGCACCTTCCATTGTCTCTCTTCGCGTGATATCAACCCATTGATCATCGTGATCCGGCTTGTTTACCTCGGTCTGATAGTATCCGTTAGGTAGTTGTGTTATTCTCCAGTTCTTTTTTTCAGCCAAATGTTTCCACTCGCTTAGTTGTTTTTCTGAAATTTTAGGTTCTGTAGTATATGTACTACTTTTATAGTATATGTATGTCATTGTTTTTGGTTTTAATTATTAATTGGTATAAGGATTTTCCTTATTATTTCTTATGATTCTGTACCTATCACCATGTACTCTACAATCGTGTTAGTTGTAGATGTGTAAGCATATAAATCTTTAGTAGCAGTAACTGGCATGTAAGCGAATTGACCACCTCTTATCTCCATTATGTCTGATCCAGCAACATCATTGTAGTATAAATATACAATATTGTTTGTTGCGTGGTAATCATGTGTGTTTCTAATGTACAATAAAGCTGGAGCTGCATATTTATTTTTTGGAACTATTAATTCATGTTGGTGTTGGCTAGTTGTAGCCTCTGCGTCGCCAGTGTTATCTATGTGTTCCCAAGTTGCATTAACCGCGTCGATGTTAAATACTCCACTTTCATCAGATGCTGGGTTGGTCATTGTACATGATTGTGGTCCGTCGGCTGCTGTAGCTACGGCAGCGGCTGTTATAGAACCATTGTGTCCAGTAGAATGATTTATTCTAACTCTAAGTTTTTCTAATATAGCCCTTTGGTTATCACCGTCAGCACAATGTACTACCACTCCTCCGTATATTGATCCTACAGGAGTTATAGCGCTAGCTAAATTATCCCCAAGATCTGTAGCCGCCACAATTCGTGTACCTTCAGCAGCGACACTACCACCAGCTGCATCAGCAAATACATATTTTACTTTAATACCGTGGTTATCCGTTATCTCTACGTACTGCCCTTCAAGAGAGGTTACGTCAGCAACAGCAGCATCCCCATCTAAAACAGATAGTTTAGTTACTTTTGATGTTCCTGTTAGATTTGCTCTAGCCATACCAGACGTGTGGTTACCGTCAAATGTTGTACTGTGCGTCATAGAAAGCGCATCTGTTAGAAGATTCGTGCTCGCTAATGTTAATGTTGATGTTGTTGTAGCCATAGTTATTTGTTTATTTTGTTCTTGTTGTACAAATAAGATAATTACATGGTGATTCACATATTTACTCCCCGTATTATAAATATAGAACCCCAGCGTTCC